GACGGGAGACAGTTTGGTTGTTCCCCTCCAGACTTGATAAACACCAGAAGTCGGGTCATAATCACCATCAGTAATAATGGAAGAATCAGTTAAATCGTATTCTTGTGTGTCGATAACCGTTGTTAAGGTCTGTTTCTTCCTTCTGAAACTCCAGGTGTATTGTTGGAAAACATAGTTAATCGCACGGTTAGCAAACCCGATTCTTGCGGTGCTGGAATCAGTCGTCCCCTCACCAAGCATTTGGGAGGTTTCTATCAATAGAGGCTCAATGGTTGTTATCATGCCTCTATTTTATAATTTTTTTATCGGTGTCTTCTTTGGTGGGAAAGTAACCCTAGTTTACTTCTACACACTTTCCCGCATTTCTCGCAAATGAATTCACCGGAGGCGGGCTTTTCTTCTTTAAGTTCAACTTCCTTTTTATCTTTCGGTTCTTTTTTGGCCCAAGAGTAATTGTCAACTTTAGCCAACTCTGGTGTTGGGATAAGTTCCTCGGTGATTTGGACTGGGGCAAAATCACGACCACAATCAGGGCTTTCTAGCATGGCTTTAATTATAACTTGGTCATTGGTTGAGAATATCCCGTTGTCGAATTGAGCAAATTTACCAGCCACAAAAGACCTTCGGCCTAACGCATCATTAGTGTAATAACTAGGTTCGATCCAGTAAGTTAGTTTTTTATACTTTGAAATAAATTTCATATCTATTAAAACTGATAATGACCAATCATAACATAAAGAAACCCCCCCGTATTTCAGGGGGGGGTTGTCCGTGTACTTAGAGAGAGGACTAAGTGTAGGTCTTCACATTGTACATGAATCCGTGTCGGGCTTCGTCAGCCAGGAATAATCCTGCTTCGGTCATATACTCTTCCGAAACGACATCGGAGCCGGCAGTTTGCCTGTCTTTTAGCAACTTGGTATCTCGGTTCTTGCCGTTGGCGGCCAAGTATCGATAACCAATGTTTGCCATATCTAAGGCGAAGCTATAACCAGCCCAAGTGCTGTTTTCAGCAAAGAGTCTTTCAACCACGAAGTCCAACTGACCATGGATCGAGAGGTAGGAACTGATGGCGATACCGTAGGTTTTATCCTTTGGATACATCACCAGGTTGCTCTTGGCCCAAGAATTGACTGCCGAAGCTGTCAATGGGGAGAGCAATCCTAATCTCTTATCCCCACCTTTGGTGAAGATATTTTGAATCCACGCCTCAAACACTGCCTCGGTCAAGATACCGGTTGTACCGGGAGTCGATACATTGGTAGAGAGGAACTCTTTGACACCACCGGTAGAACGAATTGGCCCAGAAGTTGAACCAACAGTTGAGACATCTTCTTTCTTTTCACCGAAAAGGAATTGCCTTTCGATGTCGAGCATGTGAAGTCTCAAATGTTCTCGGCGAAGCTCATTAAGATCATTGCCACCGGCATATAGGTCGGTGGAATCTTGAGTTCCGGTAACTGTTAAAGGTTCCCTAAAGATTTGGGTATAGTTGGTTTTCTTCGTAACCTGGCTAGTGAGAGGAGTCGGGAAGGGCGCACCCTCTGCATTAGCATTACCAATTATCACCAGCGTATCGTTGTCTGAAACGGTAGTCGCTGATGTCGTACCCCAACCTCTAGTGAATGTGACGGTGTTGGATGAAGCTGACACGACTCGCATTTGCTCGCCTGTCAGCACATTTTGCACCACCTGACCCGCTTTGTAAACAGTACCATCATCTACCACGATTGCGGTTTCACCTGCGGTGTAACCAGTTGAGTAGTTGGCGGCACTATATCTGGCAGGAGAGGACTTTTCAAACCACCTGAACTCTGGATCGATAACAGCTTTTTTATTTAACTTTCTTGCAAAGAAAGCTAAAACGGCCGCATCAGCATCCAGTAACCAAAGTCTGTCGGAAACATCATATTTTCGACGATCTTGGTTTATGTTTTCGGTGGCTCTTGTACCACTTATGTTGGACATAGTAAATAAAACTAATAATAATCGCTACCACTATTAGCTTATGCTCTTGGTTTAAGAGTATCCTTTCGGGTCGCCACCAAGGGTACATTACTATTCGTCAGTAACTTAGGTAAGGAAACAATAAAATTTGGCGGTTGTCAAGCTAAAACAGTTGGCTCTTATTCCCAGCTTTAGACATCCCCTCCAAAATAGCATCCATCTCATCCTTTGGTTCGGACTTGGTGGTGAGAACGGCCTGGCCCCTGACCGGTTCAACGGGGTCTTCTGGGGTTGCCGAAGATTCAGTCGTCCTGTTGCCGAGTATTTTGGTGATAACAGAAACATAATCATCGTAAGTGAAGGGTTGGGCCTCCTTGCCGTTAGCCTTAGCCTCCTGGCTGGCGGCGAACTTAGCTCCTGTAATTGCCTTACTAACCACATCCTCAAGGTCTTTGTTTGTTTTAAGAATGGGGAACTCGGTATAAAGTTTTTCGACAATCTCGCTAGACTGTTGCTCTATTTGAGCTTCGGTTATTACTTTACTGTGTTCTCCCAATAAAGCATCTTTTAACATCCCAAACTGGATAGCGGCTAATGGGCCACCCAAAAATGATCTTTGCATACCCAAGACCAGTTCTTTGGTGTATTCTGCCATGTAATTTTCGAGATCAATTACCCCATCCTTATCGGTATAATCTCCGACTCTTACTCTCTTTATCGGGATCAAGGGGGTATTGATTATCTTGGTCAACTCCTCCGGCTTCCCATCAGAAGTAACCAACTTACCGGTCTTGTAGGCTTCAATGGTTTGGTTAGCACGATAAAAAGCTCCTTCGATTTCTTTGTAGGCTTTCTGTGCCTCATCAATAGTTTTGTATTTCCCAAAAATTAGTTCACCCTCTTTAGGCTTTTCTTCGGTCTTAACCTCTTTTGCTGGTTCTTCTTTAGTCTCTTCCTTGGAGGGTTCTTCATCCTCTTTGGCCTCTTCTTTTACAGGTTCAGGCTTCTCATCCTCGTCATCGTCAGGTTTGCTATCTCCCTTTGAAGGCTCATCAGAAACCTTTTCTCCTGATTTGTCATCCTTTTTATCTGTGTCGTCCTTGGTAGGTTTATCTTCTGGTTTGGTGTCTTCGTCTTTTTCAACAGGTTCAATCACCTCCTCGATAATCTTAGAGACATCTTGTAAATCATCTTCAACTCCACGAAGGAAATTAGGTTTGTTATCGGCCATATTAAATCTAATTGGTAACTAAGTAAATATACCACACCTATTCCTCCCACTCTTCAAACCTATCTAAATTTTCTTTTATGTTTGGTAGCCACCGTTTCCACTTGCCATCCTCAAGATGGTAAACCTTACCATCAATGATATCCCAAAGATGTTTGGGGAATAGCCTAATCCCGTGGTTGCCATCATGGACATAACACTCTGCGTCTCCCGTTGAGTGGTTGATAATTCTGAAGCGACACTTCTTGCTTTCCTGTTCGCTTAGGTGGAATACAATTTCTTCTTCAAATTTTTCTATCAGTTCCTTGTTGGCCCAATACTCCTTATTCGGTTCTCTTGCCATAACTAACAACTGACCTGATAACTAAATCCTTGATATCACTCAAGGCTCCGATTCTCCCTGACATAAAGCCCATGTAATAAGCCAGGGTTGTCCCTTTCTTTCTTAGTTCGGGTCTGGCTAAATCCTCATAAGCCATTGCCTCCCATTTTTCTAGTATTCCCCATAGGTATTGGAAATCTTTATCTTCGTATAATCTCTTTAGCGTAACAGCTCTTTCCTCTCCTCGTTTCTTCTTTTCTCGAATTCTCTCACTTTGGCTATTTCCCTCGGTTGGCTGTAAAACTCTTTCCATTCTCCGGCTGACCTTGACGGCATCCCAGGTATCTTTCCAGTATGATCGAATACTTCTCCTTCGGCCATGTCGTCTATGTGAAGTCGCCAGCTCGGTATTTCTTTTTTCATTAGATTCACGCCGGAACAACGACGACAATCTTCTTCGGTTGGTTTTTTTGAACTTAGAAATGTAGTTTTCCAACCGCATTTTTTACATTTGAACTTGTATTCTCTTAACATCCACACCTGATTATAACAAGTAATTATCTTGTTTCAGCTGGCATATTGTTGTAGGCCACCCAGTTCTGCCAGCCAGGAGCGGTGTACGGTATCCGTCCATAAAGTAGATCGGCCCCAATCCTCAATGCGTTTTCTGCCCCCTCCGGTGCGGTCATAAGATCAAAGTAGGTCAACCCTTGTCCTTCCAGATACTTGTTCATAGCATCGGCGGTGTTAAGTTGTGTGAGTCCGACATCTATGCTTGGGTATTGTCGCCTTAAGCTCTCCCATTCCTGGGGAGTAGAAATAATGATGTGGTCTGGATATTGTTTTTTGGCTTCCTCAACCTCTTCCGGTTTAACAACCATCCCGCTTCTCCACAATCCGTTGACATGGAAAACATTTGGTTTTAGATCAGACTCATTTACGAAAGTATTTATGGCCCTGTTTTCTTCACCAGAGAAATACTTCCCAATCAAGTCTTTGTAAGGGATACTTTCACCATACAGCTGGGTTGCCCTTGGGTGTATTGTCGGAGTTGGTCTAGGACTAGGTGTGACCCCACCACCGTCATCTGGCAAAGCTGGGGAAGGAGTGGTTGAAACCGCCTGCTTTAACGGTGATAGGGTTGCTGTTGGAGGAGGGCCATTAGCTAATGGGGAAACAGGTTCTGGGGACATCTTCATTAAAATTGATTGAAGAAAGTTCGGTTGACCACCCCTCTTTTCTGTGGCTGGGGCTGGTTCTACCGTCTTGGTCATCTCCGGCTTGGCTACCTCTTTAAGTTGAGCGGTGTCTGCTTCTCGCTGTTCTTTGTCAAAGTCAATAAACTTTCTGATTCCACTTGCCAGGATGGGAGCGCCTATCCCCAAAGCTACTACTGAACCTAAACCTAATGGCACTAGATACCTCCTTGTAAAATTTGTGACAACGGGTCGGGCTGGGCTGTTACTTGGTCAGATTGTAGGACGGGCATATTGTTTGGTAATCCTCCTTGTGGTGGCATTCCCATTGGTGGGGGTGGTGCAACAGGAGCCAGATTTTCCTTGGTCATTTTTGCCTCTTGTTCTAACTTTTGCCTATTCTCACGAATGGCCCGAACCCAATAAACAGCATCGGTTACACCATAAAGAGGTAGATATTTAAGTAAGAACTTGTCAAACACTTCATTTGGAATGTCAGCAAACGGCCCCTTCTCGCTCATAAATCTATCAGCCAAGGAGTTGAGCTTAACCGCTTCTGCCTGTTGGTCAATCACCATTGAACTATTAGGAATGACCTTAATATCAAACATCCCCTTAATGGCCTTGAGTTTCCCTGCCTCCAAAACGGATTCTTGAGCCTCTCCACTATCTCCGATAATTCTCCGCATTCTGTCTTTGTTGATAAATTGCTTGCTCATCTCTAAGATAAAGTAGCCAAGAGAACGCAAGGTTACTTTCTCAAATAGTCTAGACTTAACGATAAATCTGGCATTAGCCATCTCCTGAACTAATCTCATTCCGCCGTAAGTTCTTCCGGCAATAGTTTCTCCTTCTTCACCTTTGACATAATCGTTGACACCAGTGATCCTTTGGATCATTTGATATAACTCTTGAGCTTCTTTGTAAACTGTTGGGGTGACATTGGCTCCCTGAATTACCCGAACTGACCTATCAACATCCTTAACCGAAGTAACTGAATTTGGGATGGGAACGAACTCATCGTCATCATTTACCATGTTTGGGTTGACCAACCAATAGTTGAGCATCGATTGAAGTAGATTGTCAAATCTCATGTTCATCAGATCGTTTTGCCCATCTTCCAGTTTTTTGATGGAATCGATCTCCCCAAAAGAGAAATAAGAATGGGGGATAGTCACATCATGCCCGAAGATGAAGGGGTCTTTCATAACATCATAGGGGTTTCTTATCCCTTTGTCGCCGGTTAAGTTGTACTTTTCGTTGACAAAGACATGAACCCTATCCCCAAGCCACATCTTATCGACTGCTAAAAGAGGAATCTTTTTGTCATCGGTACTGAAAGTGGCTGGGTTAATGGAAGCAAACAAATCGTTGTATTCTTCCATAAAGTTTTTGGTTATGTCTGGGGTGAAACCTGTTCTGCCTTCTTCACTAGCCCTGACAATATCGTTGACCTCTGCCTTGTCATACTCAAATATGTCTGCATCATCCAGCAATTCCTCTAAAGTAACGAAGTCCCGCTCGATTTTATATCTCATCCGTCCTGTTTCGACCATAGCCACATCAGGGAAGAAGAAGAAAAACGGCAAGTGTTTAATGTCAAAATCATCCAGGAGGGGGCAATCAACCAGCTTTTTGCTGTATCTAACTTCGCCCTTAGCCCTCATCTTCTCGGCTATGGCTAGAACCTTTTTGATATCCATTTCATCCTTTATGCCCGCCTTATCCAATGAAGCCAGATACCTAATCTGTTTGGTTTTCTGTCGCCTCCAGTATGGTCGAAGAACTAGATTTCCGGTGATGAGTTGCTCTTTAATTGCCCGTTGAAGTTTGAGATAGATTGGTTCACCCATTAGTTCCAGCTTTGGGTTGTTATAGCCAAAGTCAACCGCCATCTTGGCCGTCTGTTCGTCTGGGACATCATCAGGTTCAACTGCTACTGCGGTGAATTCTGGGTCTTTACCAATCAGTCTGGGCATGACTGTTTCTACAATCTCGTACGAGATTGACATAGACATCTTTGAAGAGAATGGGTATTGAGATTCTGTCGTCCCTCCGGTGTCCAGTCTGCCAAGATAATGTTTGTAGTTATCTATCGCCCTTTCCCAATGTGGGGTACAAAGTTTGTAAGATTCTGACAGGCGGTTTTTGTAGTCTTGTAAAACACTCATATCGCTATTTTATAATTTTTATCAATAGTTAAACACAGTATAAGGTACGGAGAACTTCTTAGTTCTCTTTTCCCCATCGGGATTTTTAGCTAGTCTGGTCACTTCATAATTGTCAAGTAACCATAACCCGATTGAAACCGTCTTGATTCTTTGGCCGTCACCAAAAGAAAGGTTCAACTGGTCTTCCTCAACCGAGATGAGTTCCCCCATCTCCTTTACTAAAGAGTCATCTCTGACAACAATGTCCTGGCTGTCAACTTTCATCTTGAAACTTTCAACAGCAACAGATAGGTTGGCCGAGTTTATCCTAAACCCTTCTTCGTAAACAATGTTTCCTTCTTTGTCTGGCTGGAGACACATTAGTTGTGGGTATTGCCGTTTGACCATTTCCAGATAGAGAGCATCTCCCTCCCCGTTTCTGTCAATAATAATCTGACAAGTGTTGAAGAAACGCCCTGTCTTTTCAAACATATTACAACCCATCAGGATACTCATGTCCCCCTCGACCTTGCCGACAATCTCTTTGGACTCTTTCTCGAAGATATAGCCACAGGTTTTAGTTGGCGATCTGGTTACAAAGATAAAAAACTTCTCACCAGGGTTGATAAAATCAATCAAGGTCTTACCTTCCCCCATTGAAATACTCCTAAAGATGTGGACAAAGCTGTTATACATATACCTGAAATATCTTGGGTTGTCCGACAAAAGTAGTATCCGGTGGGCGGCAACCACTTGTTTGAGCTGTTCAACCATAGAGGCGGTATCAAAGAAGCCTCGGTTTTCTTTCAGTTTATTATCAAATTGTTTCAACGCTTCAAGAGCGAACCACGAAGCCATCAAAGAATCCCCCGCATGCTGTGAAGGGGAATAAGTCAACATGTCGTATTTCAACTGGTTGACAGTACTGTATGAAGCCTTGTCCTTTTTTGATTGGGGCAAAATTAACTTACCCTGTTCCATCAACATCGCAATACTGGCAATCCCCGTTTCCTCGTTAAACTTAGAACCAGAGGTGGTTCTAAAACCCTCAACAGGGATATCCTCATTCTCCAGTTGTTGCCTCATCATATCCTGGTAAGCGACATTCTCCACCTTGATTTTAGCTGGGTGGAAGGCATGGTAAGCCTCGATAATCCTGGTTCTAACTTCATCAGTTGACCACCTACCGACTTGTAAATCTAGCATTATCCTACGCCTTCTTTCATCTAAACCCCAAACAGCAATGGCCGTCTTGTCGGCAGTCGCCTTTCTACTGATGGCAAGGTCAACCCCGATAGCAATTATCAAGTGGCCGTAACCGGAGAGAGGGGAAGTATTATCGTAAGAAGCAATCAAACTCATGTTGGATTTCCCGCACCTTTTTACTAACGCTTCGGTGAACAACTTATCTGTTTCAGAACCAGGCTCATTTAAGAATTGGCGGTTGAAAGCTCCCTCGCTCATATTCTTTTTCCTCTCCATCAAAGTTTCAAAATCCCACTTTGCCGGCCATAAGACTCCGTGTCTAAGGGCCTCGACCAGTCGGTACCTCTTTATTGTTACGGTATCAAAAACATCCTGGCTGTTTAGAGCAAGAGGGTAGTCAGCTGGATGATATTTCAAACCACTTACTCGATGGCTGGTCTTTCCCTCCTTTCCTGTCGGGGTGTCTTTGAAGTGAGGAAGGTGATAAATTAACGCCTTGAGCTTAAGCCTGATGTCAAAATTACTTTCCCTCCATAGAAAATCGTACAAATCATCCTGATACCAAGCCGTACCCAACACAACTAACCGCCCCGTTGTCGGGTCAAGAATGGGCAAAAGAACATTCTCATACCACTCTTTGGTCTTGGCTCTCATATCCTTGGTTCTGGCGGTGTTTATGTCAATCAAGTCATCACAGATGATGATGTCAGCACGACGAGAGACTAACCTTCCGCCCACACCAACAGCCGAAAGAGTCGGGGAATGTTCGATGGTATCCCTCTTTACTACCAGAGCCTTCTCTCCCCACTTCTTCTTCCCCCACAGCTTAGGGGTTAAGCTCCCCAAATCCTTCCTTAACTCCACATTATTTTCCAACTGGTTCATAATTGCCCTGACAAAAGAAGTGGCGATATCCTCACTGCCTGACACAATTAAAATCCTGACATTAGGATTTTTGTAGATTTCCCAAAGTGGATAGTTAATTGAAAAGCAGGATGACTTGGCGTGGTAACGGGGAGAAAGAACCAGAATATTTTTATTATCTTTCCTTTTGTATAGTCTGCCGTTGTTTCTATATGTGTTCTTAACTATCTGCCCCTTCTTGTTTTGAGTAACATAGTTGTCCAATATGTCATAATATAGCCGGTGATGCCAAGAATCTGGAAATTCCCTTTTTAGATACTTGTAAACAAATTCCTGCAAGCGGGGGACGGTTTTATTAGTAAGGTCGGTTCCGAATTCGTGGGGGACAAAATTTTTTCCTGTCATGCTATCATAGCTTAACATGGCAGACACCAAGGAAGTTAAAGTCCTGATAAGTATGCCCTCGATGGGGAACCCGTCATTTAAGACACTTCAATCCCTAGTTACCTTCGCCGCCAGTAAATCGCTCCATTGTTTATTCCACTACCCAGAAGGCTCTGTTGTCCACCAAGCCAGAAACTCGGCCGTCTTGATGGCTCTCCAACATAACTGTTCTCATTTAATGTTTATTGATGACGACATGATATTCCCATCAGACGCTATCCACCGGCTACTTATTCACGACAAAGCAATCGTAGGAGCTTTGTGTTTTGCTAGAACCGAGGAACTAATCAAACCGATTGCTAAGAAACTTGATGGCAACACCTTAGTCGATATCGGCTGGGAGGAGGTTAAAAACTGGAAAGGAGTCACAAAGGTTGATGCTACCGGCACCGGCTTTCTTCTTATTAAAAGAGAAGTCTTGGAAGCAATGTCACCACCTTATTTTTACTTTGGCAGAACGGAAGAGTTTGGTCTGACCCCACTACCCATGGCCCACCAAGACCTATCAGAGGATACGACCTTTATGATGAACGCTGGTAAGAAGGGATACTCGGTTTGGGTTGACCCGACCATCATCATCGGACATCACGGGGGCAAGGTCTTTAAGCGACCAGAAGAGCAAGTTGAAGGAAGTATCGCAATACTAATTCCAACCATGGGGAGATTCAATAAACTCAAACCCCTAGTTAAAAACATTGAAGAAACAACCACCGTCCCCCACCACATCTATTTTGCCACCGATGAAACCAAGGCAATAAATCTACTCAAGAAAACTAAAGCTACTGTTTTTGAAACCGACAAAGACACGGTTAGTTACGCCAAAAGAATAAACATGATGTTTAAGAAGACGAAGGAGGACTTCATATTTACCGCCAGCAACGATATTGTTTTTGAGAAGGGCTGGGATATTGAACTTCTAAAAAAGGCATCCATTCCTGGAGCGGGGGTAATAGCCAGTAACGATCTGCTAAACCCGAACGGAACCAACTTCTTGGTTAGTCGATACTATATAGACAGTATCGGAGGGACATTCGATAACAAGCCTGGGGTTGTCTTTCACGAATACATCCATAATTTCTGCGATACTGAACTGATAACTAAGGCCAAAGTTCTTAGTGCTTATCAACTCGCTCCACTATCCATTGTCGAACACAACCACCCATTGGCTAAAAAAGCAGAAGATGATTGGGTTTATAAGAAAGGCAAAGAATCCTTTGGGGAAGACCACGACACATTCCTGGAAAGGATGAAAAAATATGTCGGACAATAGTTGGCTTGAAGGCCAAATCCCAAAACTTAAATCATACGAAGAAGTTTTTGATCACTACTATCTAATATCCAAGAGGTATTTGACTTCGGCTAAACGGCCACTTAAAACAGACTGTTTCAACGAGGGCCACGAAAGACCGATTGTCGAAAACAATAAAACTAAACTGGTCGAATACAACCAAGACACCATCAATCTGGCTAAAGGAAAAAACCCGAAACTGGATATAACCCAAGGCGATATCAGACAGTTACCCTTCAAAGACAATCAGTTCGATCTGGTTTTAGACTTGTCAACCATCGACCATATTCCAAGAGAAGATGTCCAAAAGGTTTTTGATGAGTATTCCCGTGTCTTAGATAAAAACGGAGACTTGGTTATTGTAGTTTGGTTGGGGATAGAGGAACAAAAAAACGAAGAGTGGTCAGCTGATAACCAGTATTCTTTTAACCACGAGTTTTTCAGAGAAGAGTTGGGCAAGAAGTTTGATATCTTAGCTCATACCTTCCTGCTTCAAGTCGATCAGGTTGACCACCCCCCTAGATTTCTGTTCGAATTCATTTGTAGAAAGAAGCATGAAGACACCAGTCCGATAACAGTCTATACCTGTGTAATAAATATGTATGATACTCTTAACCCATTACCTGATGGGGTAGAGGGTCTTGCCTATCTTGACGGTGTTTATACAGTCCCGAAGTGGAGAAGTAAAATAATCAAACCTTTATTTTACAGCAACACTAGAAACGCCCGAATGGTTAAGGCCCTGTCTCATTTATTTGTTGATACCGAATATTCTTTGTGGATAGACGGCAATGTAGAACTTTTGGTTCCACCGGAAGAATTTTTAGCCAAGTACAAAGACAGGGGGGATATTGTTTTGTTCTCCGCCAAAGATGTCAGATCGACCTATGAAGAAGCCAGGGTTGTCTTAGAACTCAACCTCGACTCTCCTGAAACAGTCAACCAACAGATGGAGAGATACTTTCGGGAAGGGTTTACAAACGACAATATCCACGCCACCGGAATCATTTTACGACATCACACCCCAAAGGTAATCGAGTTTAACAACTTTTGGTGGAGTCAGTTATGTCGTCACTCCCTAAGAGATCAGTTGAGCTTTGATTATTCCGTTTGGAAAACCGGAGTCAAAGTTGGAGAACTTGATGGTAACTGGTATGACACTTCTGAAATTAAGCTCCACCCACATACTAAGGTTAGAAGTTTCGGGTCAACCTACTAATGGACAAAACAGCGATTATCGTCGGTTGTTACACGGAATATCACAAACTTATTCTTTGTCTGGAATCAATCGTCAACCAACCGAACCGAAAAGATATCACTATAATAGGGGTCAACAATGGACAAGATGCCCGCTTAAGAACCAGTATCAAAAACATTTTCAGAAACTACCTCTTAAAGTCAGACAAGTACATCGAGTATGAAGTCCCGGTTTCTATTTATAAGTGGTGGAACGACGGTATCATTAAAGCCAGAAAGCACGAAGTCATAGGCATATTAAACGATGATGTAATTCTCCCCAGAGGCGGGGTGAAGGTTTTGGTTGACCAACTCAAAAGGCACGACCTAGCAATGATTTGGCCGAATACTATTGGAGGAGAAATGAGAAACCCCCACCTTATTATGGAGGATGACTATATTGAGAACAGTAATATGAATGGCTGGTGTTTCTTCTGTCCGACAAAAACCTACGAAGATTACGGCTTATTTGATGAGAGATTTGTTATCCACGGCGGGGATACTGACTTCTTTTATCGCCTGACAGCAATGGGAGCCAAGACCGGACAATCTAACAATGTGGTCATCTACCACTTTGGGTCATCGTCTCTTAATAAAATTAGAGAGAAAGTTGCAACCATTCTTGAGAAAGACCACGAACTAATTGCTAAACTATGGTCAAGAATACCTAAAAGCAAATATGATTAACCAAAAAATTCTAAGCACCATTCTCGAAACCGGTATTGAGAATTTGAAAAATGAAGATTTTGTCATCGGGCTAATCCGACAATGGGGAATCCACAACGATCCGGTCATTGATTTTGGGGCGGTAAACCAAGATTACCGGTCTGGCTTTGGAGTTCTCCAACAACCAGAACAATTAGCCCCGGCTCTAATTTTTCTTTCCAATCAAAAGATAAACAGCTACTGCGAGGTTGGGGTGTTCTCCGGCTCAAACCTAATCCTGACTACCGCCTACCTTTCCCGATTTAATCCATGTATAAAAGCAACTGGGGTTGATACCGGCAGACACTTAGACCCAAGAGTATTTGATAGTCTGCCCTTTGAAGTCGAGTTTATTCTTGGAACCAGCGATAAAGTAAAAGGAAGGAGATTCGATCTAGTCTTTATAGATGCTGACCACACCTATAAATGGGTCAAGAAAGATTACGGGAATGTCGGAAAGTACGCCAAGATTTGTATGATGCACGACATCCAAGATGAGTTTGTGGGACAAGACGTGGACAACGCGGGCAGTAAAAAATTCTGGGAAGAGATTAAAAAGAGAACCAAAAAGAAAACAGTTGAGTTTCTCGCCCACCCCGACGGACTTAAGGCGTTAGGTATTGGAATAATCTTATGAAGATAGCAGTTGTTGTCCCCACCGTTAGAGAAGATTGTTACCAGACCTTCCTTAAGAAATGGGCTAGACTTTTCAAAAAACATTCAGTTGAACTAATTACTGTCAGAGACGGAGACGAGCCGGTGATTCTGAACAGATTATATGATCTGTCTGAATTTAGTGGGGCGATCTTCAACAAAAGCGACTGTTGTAGAAACCTGGGTTTTGCCTACATATCCAAATATCTACCAGAGGTTACGCATATTATAACCCTTGATGACGATACCGAACCTAGCGGAGATACCATTGCTGACCACATTAAAGTTCTCGACCAACGCTTCCCCCTCTCCTGGATGTCAACGGCGGATAAATATATGCGGGGTGTCCCATACGCCGTTAGAAACGAGTCTGAATGTGTTGTCAGCCATGGGGTTTGGCAGGGGGTTAAAGACTGGGATGCCCCAAGCCAACTGGTCAACGGCAATCCTGATGTCGTCTTTTACAAGGGAGCAATCCCAAGAGGAATCTATTTTCCTCTATGCGGAATGAATGTTGCTTTCAAAAGAAAAATGCTCCAATATATGTACTACGCTCCGATGGGATATCGGGTTGGGCTAGATCGGTTTGCTGATATCTGGTTGGGAATAAAACTCAAAAGAGTCTGTGACGAGAATGACTGGGCGATAGCAACTGGTTATGCAACAGTTACACACAACAGAGCTAGTAATGTTTGGAAGAATCTACAAAAAGAAGCAAGGGGGCTAGAACTAAACGAGGGTTTTTGGATGGGTAAAGTTGATGACCCGTACTTTGATACCTACAAAAAATCATATAATCTATGGAGAAAACTAATCCGCCAATATGAAACAAGCCATTGTTATCGGATCAACCACCAAAACTAAACACTGGCTTGAGAATTGTCTAAACAGCTTCGGGGATTATCAGGCTTACCCAATTATGGTTATGGTCAACAATGATTGGGAGTTAGGCAAAATTAAGTGGGTGATGGAATATACAAACCTTGACGAGTTCTTTCTTCTTCACGATACGGTTGAAATCAAAGACCCAATTCTATTCGATATCGCCTTCAAGACCAACGCCGGAAAATCTTTTGCCCTATCAGGTTCCCCTGCTTATATGGGGATGTATCTTGGTAAATACAGGAGGGAGGTTTTATCGAAGATAGAAATTCCAACCGCCATTACCAAAAAAGATGCGGTAGATTACGAGATTTCATTTAACCAAAAGTACGCCGAAGCAGAACCCAACAAAGAATTTATAGAACAACCACTTAACAACACCAATGTCTTTGAAGATAAATTTGGGAGACCAAACATGGTTTTAGAAAACTACTACATAAAAAAGTACAAAGGGACATGGAGCTACGATCAGGTTCCAAAATTGTAAAATAGATCATGCCATCAGAATTTGATCTAGCCAACCGAGAACACAAAAGATTCACCGACACAAACGGGGCCAAAAAGGTAATGGTTGTTGACCAGGATGGGAACGCCCAGTCCTTTACTAGTCTGGTCTATTCCACCAACGACATTGACGAAGCCTCTGTCACCGTCACCTACATAGGGAAAGAAGACGCTGATGGTAATTGGTTTGTTATGAAAATAGACACCAGTTCGGGTACTGCTTTTACATACGCCACTATTACCAACAACCCCACCCAAACCACAGGCTACGCCGATGCTTGGGCAGACAGGGCGACACTTACTTATTCGGCCTATTCTACAGCATTTTAGAATATGACAGACCTATCAACCATCAAAGAAGAACAGATTGTTTTAGTAGATAAAGACACTGCTATCCGCTACAAAGTCATAGAGGAGAAGATTGATTTGGAGGCGTTAAGAAGGGAGAAAGAAAGTATTGAACAGATTCTCGCCACTCCAAAACCAACAGATAAGGAGTTGATCGAGCTGGGCAAGTCATATCACAGCTATTATCTTGATAAGATTTCTTTATTGAAACGATTGGAAGAAATTGAAAAGTTAGGAGGATAAAATGGCTTTTACCTGTACCTCACTTTGGAAAAATCCATATGTTGATTATGGAGTAACAGATGGCCGTGCGGCCAGTGTCTACAATGCGGCGGGGAGTAACGTCATAAATTCGACAACCTTCGACTATTTCCCCGATACTGCTGTAGCTAATAATGCCATTACCTTTTCCTGGTCACAAAGATTTTGGGGGATTAAACTGAATGTGGCTACCGCTTTTTCTGCTAGTGCAGTAGAGTTTATCTGGGAGTATTCTACTGGTCATACAACTTGGGCTACACTTAGGGTCACAAACCAAAATGCTCTATTGTCTACTGGGGTACAAATTGTCTCCTTTACTCCGCCGACAAATTGGTATTCAGTTGTAGACAGTGGTTGTAAAGTAAGATGTAGGATCGTTTCGGTGACTAGCATAACCGAGGGAGGGGCAAACGGCACGGATAGGGTGCTATTTGACAAAAGACCTCTGGTTGTAACTGGTTCGGTTAGTTCTATGTCTACTGCCTACACTTCTGATCTGGCGGGAAGTTATGAAATCTTACCAGCTTCTACTCCTGCGGCTTCACTTACTCCAATTCAAATGTCTGTCTACGAAATGAAAGTGTCCACAACTGTAGATGTTGTTTTAAGTGGCTGTACTTTGGGAGCTGGGGATACGGTGGTTTTGACTGGATTAGATGATGAAGGTGGAGCAATTAGTGAAACAATAGATGTGTCAGGGGGAGACGGGACTTATACTTCAACTGTACTATTCTCGGATATAACTGACGTAGCTTGTACTGGATTTAGTGATGGAACAATTACGGTCAATCAGAATAGGTGGGGAGTAATTCAAAATACCCTTTACAGCTACCAGTTAGTAACTCATTTACACTTCGGGGATGGCTCAACCTCAACTACCGTTAGCTTGACGGGAGATGACTATTGTTTTGCTAACTATGCTGGGTGGTTTGCTATTACTGTTACCTTAACTTTAGGGACGACCAAAACCGTAAACGGTGAACCTTGGGGTATAAGAGGAGTAAGTTTCAAAGAATATTGGGCACCGTCTGTCTATAACTATATCCAAGCAGAAAGGGTTTTTGGTGTCTCAACTGTCGTATTTAATGCTTGTGTTTTTAAGCCTAATCTTCTTACAACACAACATTCTGCCTATAATTTTAGGTATGGTTCGAGTTCTACGGTTACTTTTAGGGACTGCCAGTTTATACCATGGGCTGATGGAGGAAATGTTGTATTACCTAATCCAGCGACAAATTACACTTTT